CGGTTATGAACCGGGGCACTCCATCAACACCTCTCCTTTTGGAAGGGATCAGTTATCGGAAGTGGAAACATTTCTGCCCCTGGCCGAGTAAAAGCGGCCCTATTGGGTCTTTATAGTCCTTTGGACAGACTCGATAGTCGTGTAGGAGTGATCCTCCTATTCATGAATCAACCACTGCTGGCCCTAATGTCCAGTATGTAGGGTAGTTCACACGTATCTTTTATTGCCGTACCACTTTCCCAGATGTGCGAAAAAAGCACACCCGGTTAGTTTAGGTAGAGGAGACCTCGGCATTGGTAGGGCCCTTGAGCCCACTGCACTCTGTGTCCTCCGCCAGCACACATATTGGCGCGGCCAGTGCTAGACTGGTCTCACGGCGCGTGTCCGCTCCTCTGAAAGCACCCGACAAGCCGAATAGGCTCTAGGGTAGAGGATCGCTAGAAAATCCTTGTTTAAAGGGTTGTAGGTCTTAGACCTCCTAGTTTTACAACTAGCCTTCCGCTAATGCGGAGAAGGGTTCTGCGACGGCTCAGATCCAATCGTCCTTCCGAACGACTCTCTGTGAAAATCAACGAATGCGAGAACACATTGTGTATTCCAACATTCGGGAGAGCTAACCAGGCACGTGTGGAGGCACCCTTAGCGGGGTGCTGAAGCACGTTCAAGGTCCTTACGAGGATAATGATGTCTAACCTAAATTAGATTTCAAAGCGTATGGTAACATACTACCTTGGAGTACTGCCTACGAAAGTGTCGTAGTGAGACAACACATCTTGTGCTGCTCAAGAAGCAACGTTACGTGCTAATGCATGTATCTATGGTTGGAAAGCTGACTGAGGGCGAAGTCCCAAAGTCAAGCGCCAATTATACCGGAACCCATTGAATGGACCGGAAAGGCACGTTGAACAATGAGTGACCATGAATCGTGGCCATGGTGCGGAGCCATGGAGTCTTACTTGAAACCTATTCGTACGGCATCAAAGGCCGCGTGGTCGACAGACCACCAGGACGAAGTCGATGGTAAGTATGACACCCGGCACGCTGCACTTCGTGGGGATTGTCGAGAAGCATCCGCTTCCGGCATGAAACTCGGAGTATCGGGAACAAAGAGCCCGAAGGCCTCCGTGGCTGGCTAGCGTCCCCTCTGGGCATTCTAGTCCCAGGGGGAACAACGCAGCTTGCGTTGCTCTTACACACTTCTTTTTCTTACTCATGCTAATCTTTCGATCGCACTTTCATACTTCAGTCATGTGGCAGCAGAAGCCAAATCATGCTCTTTATCCACTAGTGGATTGGAGCAAGGTCGATGCTGGGCACTATGCCGTGGTTGATCCATTTGATAACCATGCCATTCTCTACCTTTCTGAAAGAACCTATCAAGTTCAGGTGAGAGTAAGTCTTTCACAAGACTCTCCCTTGGTAGTGTTGGCGCGTCCAGGTGACTGCGCGCAAACTCCTTCGTCTCCTGCATCTCGTAAAGAAGACCCTTCTCAAAATTCCCCCCCTGACCTTACTAAAAATAGCAAGGTGTGGAAGAAATTCCTATCCTGGCACCTTTCAGCGCTTAAACGGCTAGGGAAGGATGCTTCTCCGTCTGGAGATGCTAAGTCCGTAAAAACAAACAAGGGTCCTGCCTCTACTTCTCCGGAGTTAAAAACTTCAGAGAATCAAGACAACGCAAGTGTCGCCCTGTCCGCAGCTGTGCTGCGGACACTCATCCCCTATTGGGGCTTAGAGCTCCATTTTAGGATGGGGGGTGATCTCACGCCTTCAAGGGCTCTTGTCTCAGGACTCAGAGAGATGGCCGACCGGATGGCCCACCTACTCGAACACCATGGTCGACAGCAGCTGATCCTTCGTATGAAGGCAGCATTATTTTTGCTGAACCGACGTTTGGCGGGTAGTGTGGATCACAATCCATGGCTTCTAGGTACCCCTGTCTCGCTCTCACGGGGTGGAATACCCCGCCTAATTCCCGTCATCTTACGAAGACGGATCTTAGGTAAGGACGCGACGGCTATACGTATGGTTAATTCGATCCTCAACGCCTACAAGGCGTTTGAGGGGGATCACGAGATGCAAGACTTAGCATCCGTAACCGGACCACATCCAACTTTGGATCCAGTTTTACTGGCTGAGTTCCGGACCTTCTGTAAAGAAGTGTTTTGGACAAAGGTGGTTAAATCGAATTGTGAAACTCCACAAAAGTGGGAATCCATAAGCAGACCTAATTTCTGCATTGGCCGTCACGATCCTGTATATGTACCGCTCCGTGCTGGACCCAACGCCTCTACGGGGCTCTTAGGAGCTCACCTTGATGCCGCTGCGTGGTTGAAACAACCGCGCAATTTACCCATGGAATGGGCTAGGCACGTAGGCGATGAGAGAACAATTAGTCTCTTCTCTGAGTGTACATTGGCCGCACCATGGATGGTGCGTGATACCAATGTTCTAGACTTCTTATTACCGCTGAAACGGAGACCTGTTGGTCCCGTTGTCGGGAAAGTATGTTTACTTCCCGAACCAGCTGGTAAAGTCAGAACAATAGCTATAGTAGACTATTGGACACAGAGGCTCATGTCGCCAGTTCACGATTGGATGATGGGCGTTTTACGCTTGCTTCCAACCGATGGCACTTTTAACCAAGAGGAGGCTCTAGAGTCCTTTTCACGGCTTCTGTCGGTAACACCGCAGAAGGTCTTTAGTATCGACCTAAAGTCGGCTACTGACTTAATACCCATCGAGCTCTATCGAGCTGTGATGAGTGCGGTATGGGATGAGAGGACCACAGATCTATGGATAGATCTGCTCACTGACCGGGATTTCCTAGTACCACCTAGTGGTCTGGTTAAGCCTGACCTGCGGGACACCTTTATCAGATATGGTAGAGGGCAACCGATGGGGACTCTGTCCTCATGGCCTTCAATGGCCTTGGTTCATCACGCGCTGGAATTATTCGCAGCGCAGAAAGCCGGGAGAGATCCCGTAACTTTCATGGATTACCGGATCCTAGGAGACGACAACGTTACCGCTGGTGAGGATGTTGCAGAGCAATATACCTCGATTGCCAGCGGGTTGTGTGTTCCTACTTCGGCAGCTAAAACTCTCGAAGGAAGATTATTCATCTTCGCCAGTCAGATTTATCTGGATGGTGTCAACATCTCTCCTCTCTCCTTAAAGGAAGAGCTTGGGATCGAGACATACGGGCAGCGCCTGGAGATCGCTCTGAGAGCGATGCGCCGGGGCTGGCTGAAGGACGGGTGCACGGTGCCTAGGTTCCTCCGACTCCTACTTACTCAGCGCGATTACGCGACTGAAGTTAAGAAATGGAGTTCTGGCGTATTGGGAAAAATTTCTCAATCAGCCTTAGTCAGTGCCTTTGGGATTGCCAAACGCGGTCTATTAGACCTGCTTGGATTCCAAGGGTCCGGGTGGAAGCCCTTCTCATTAGCCTTAGCTAACAAGGTAGAGGCCTTAGCCGGAGACCAAGGTCTGAGAGTTAAGAAGAATCGAGCCAAAATCTTGGCTGAGCTAGAGCGAGATTTCGCAATAGCGTGCGCCCGTTTCCTTTATGAGGATTTCGGACGCCAGCTCAAGAAACTCGAGGTGTCACGCCTACGCTTTCACACGTGGGGTGAGTTAGTCCAGGATGGATCCTGGATAACGCCGTTTTGGAAACGGACCACCGCAAAAGGAGCCAATGGGGTCATTGACTACGTTGGTATACCTCTTGTTAAAGAACACAGTAGTGATACTGTGGACTTCTATCTAACTCGGCTATTCCTGGATGGCATCTTGCCACAGCCTGTTTACCAGGCACTCCAGGAGCCCATCATGCCACTTGCACCAGATTATGAGGGAGAAATCCCTACTGGTTATGGCGTTCAAGTGGTTTCCCACAGGTTATTATGGCCTGTTCTGAGAGACAGCTATACGCCGCTCTTTGGACCTCCCGAATTCGCCGACGCTGAGTCGGAAGAAGACGGATGGGGGGGAGTCGGGATCTCCATCGGGGGACCCGATACAATGATGTCTCCAACTACGGGAGCACAGATACGGTACCCGGATATAACATCCATGGTGACCGACCTGCGTGCCAGAGCAGAAAAGGTATGGGCAGACTTAGTCAAGCTGCCCGCGGAGGAAATGGGTAACCCCTGGTATCTCGTTACCGAGTTATCAGAGATACTTGCCAAAGTGTCTCGTCTTCCGACTTTTATAGGACTCTCTTCCATAGAAGATGCCTCGCCTGAACGGCAACCAGATAAACTGGATGCGAAGGCGGTCAGAATGGCCAAAGCTCTTACGAGCTTAGTGGCCGTCATGCCATTTGGTACAGATTTCTCTGCACCACTGCAGACTGAGATGCCTTTGGGGCCTCTTTCACAAGAGGAAGCCTTTGAGGACCTACAACTCTTAGGAGCTGAGCTGACAGCAAAAACAAACCAAGGTTTGCTCACCGGGTATCCAACAGCATCGCTCATTGAGAACAATGTGGGGGCACCACACAAGGTGTCTGTCAGGTCTTACTAGAGGAG